CTCCTTTCGAAGGGCGACTGTGTGTGCGACACACCTCTAGGGCTTTCGCCCTTTACTTCGAACGCACATCAGGAGAGTTGGCATGACCATCAAAACACAGCGGCGGGTTGTACCCAAACAACTCGGGACATATCATTTGTCCAACGGGTCGAGCGGGAACCTTAGCTGCTATGATTTTGATGTGTCCCAGGTGACGACTTTCAATCACCCGGGCCCTCCGTACAAGAGCGGCGGCGTGTTTGAGTGTAGACGATCAACTGTTGTCTACACTCCCTCGCGTCGCGTGAGGCTTTTCTATCCGTCATCCGATCCAACTGTGTACAGTGAGTATGATACTAAGTGGGTGCCTACAGGCATCAACTCGGTACCGACTCATCAGTACATGTTGGACGGAACGGTAGGAATTTCTTACTTCGCTCCGTACGGCCCAACCGCGTATGCCCGCTTCAAACCAGGACAACCGACCGGTAGTGTTGGTCAGTTTCTGGGAGAGAGTCACGAATGGCCGCGCATGTTGCGCAACTTGCCGCGACTACTCCATGGCAGGCTTAAACGCTTCTCAGACCTCGGTAAGAGGTATCTGGAAGTGATGTTCGGTTGGGTACCCTTCGTTAACGATCTTCTCGGGATGGTCGAAACTCAACGATCACTCGAGAAGAATTTAGCCCAACTCGTTAGAGATAACGGGAAGGGCATACGAAGAGAGGGGACACTCTTTGAGACCACGACTAAAGCAGAGACGTTGCAGGTGGGATATGGTTATGTCTCACCTGTGACTGTTACTGCATTCCACGGTCCATCGAGTTCACAGAGACGAGTGCGGGCCACCACCACAACGGAGAAAGTGTGGTTCTCCGGTCGTTTTCGCTATTGGATCCCTGACGTAGGGACCGTGGCTTGGCGCCGGAGGGCTATACGGACTTTGTATGGTGGTGATCTTACACCCAAGCTCGTCTGGGATCTAGTGCCTTGGAGCTGGTTGGTGGATTGGTTCACTAACGTTGGCGATGTTATCGACAACGTTAGCGAGAATGCCGCTTCCAACCTGACTGCGGACTATGCCTACTTGATGGGGTCCCGCATATCAGTCCGAGAAACAACTTGGACTGGATTATTGCGTGATCCGGACACTGGCCGTTTAGAGCCAGTTAGCTGCTCTGCAACAGAGACAGCCTCGAGTAAGACTAGAGCCGCAGCCTCTCCGTACGGTTTCGGAGTGACCTTGTCTTCCTTGTCAGGAAGACAGTTGGCAATTCTTGGCGCACTCGGCATTAGCCGGACGCGTTTTTGAGGCCAACTTGCGAACCTGTGGGCGGTCCGCCCACGAAAGAAGACGACCTAGGAGTCGCGCCCGATGTTTGCTGACCCAGCATCAGTCACCATTGCAGCAGTTCCGAGTACACTTCCGCGTGTAGATGTGGGAGCGATGAAGGCTGTCTACCGTAAGGAAGACGGCACAATCAAGCTCATTATCTCACACACGGAGGGGAAGCGGAATCGTCACAGTGTCCGTCTGGACATTGAGAAGATCGCCGTCGATCCACTGTCCGCCGAGAATTTCACGGCGAGCATGTCGGCGTACCTCGTCGTCGATGTGCCCATCTCAGGGTACACCGCGTCTGAGGCACGTGACGTTGCGCTGGGCCTCACGGCCTGGTTAAGCAGCGCCAATCTGCTGAAGGTGATGGGCTTCGAGTCGTAGAGTCAAGTGTTCGCTCTACGATAATCGAGGCTCTTAGTTAGGAGGGGACGGTTTGTTCTGTCCCCTCCTGCCTGGGTTGGTTTTCGGGCTAAGGACTACCTAGCTTCCTTTCGAGGAGGCAGGTATGAATAGCCTGATGTGGCTACTAGGTTTGGTCCTAGCTGAAGCCGGGACCAGATGTCGCACCGACACGTCCATGGACGCTAAAACAGCGTCCAGAAGGGTTGAACACGAAGGAGACAGCTTTCTTACTATCTCCCTTCCTCGTTTTTGCTCCGACTTCGAAAGATGTTTGGAGCTAGGCGAGGTTGACCCAACGCTCTTTCGAGGCTTTACAAAGCCTAAAAAGGGCGAGTCGCTCCCTGCGTTTCTGCAAGGTTTGACTGGTCTTGTGTTCGATCGTCGTTCAGGTAGCCTACTTGGCAGCCCGGACCCAGAGGCTATTCTATGCATCAGGCAAGTTTGCCTGATGTTTAAGAAGATAGGCCTCGAATGCTCAGCTGAGCGAACGAGGAGTGCCCTGGATGGCTATGTCAAGATTGATGAAGAGTTGCGTGACGGTATTGGTGACTGCTATGGCGACAGCCTTCAGCTCTTCAATACCGTTGGTCGTGTCATATGGGCTGAGATTTTGGGAGGCCTCTGTTTCAACGCAGGGGACTTTCATCTTTTTATGCCCAAACACGGCCCAGGGACCACGGCGGAACGTATCCGCGGAAACGCAAAGTACGTTTTCAAGTCGTGGCCCGAGAGACTCGGCGAGTTCTTTCCACTCGACATGTATGCGTTTCCAAACGCCTCTCATGCCGGATGGGAAGATACCGAGGATCTTGCAACTCCGTCGCCCGGGATGGAAACGCCCGTCTGGGTTGTCTCCGTTCCTAAAACACAGAAGACTCCTCGTATCATCGCGGTCGAGCCTGTTGCGGTTCAATACTGTCAACAGGCTATCTCGTCTGCGATGGTTAAGGCTCTCGGTCGCCACGCTTGGACGCGCGGTCGCATTAACTTTAGCGACCAGACGTCTAATCAGGCAGCTTCTTTGGCGGCTTCTGTCACACGTGACAGGGCTACTTTGGATCTGTCTGAAGCTAGCGATCGTGTTGCTTCTGTACTTGTGCATGATATGTTGGGCAGCGTGCCTCTTCTTAGGGACATGTTGTTCGCTTGCCGCAGCACAAGTGCGTTGCTTCCTGGAGGAAAAACAATAACTCTCAGGAAGTTCGCGTCTATGGGTTCTGCTTGTTGTTTCCCGGTAGAGTCGATGGTCTTCTTTACGGCCATAGTCGCTGCCAGAATAGCAAGCAAAGGGCTATCGACAACGAGGTACCAAGTGAGCCGATCTATCTCAACGGCTTGCGAGGGTATCTTAGTTTATGGGGATGACCTAGTTGTCCCTGTAGACGAGGTGCTAGCTGTCATCGATTTTTTGGAAGCCCTCGGGCTGAAGGTGAATCGGCGCAAATCTTTTTGGAGAGGTTTCTTCAGAGAGAGTTGCGGCATGGACGCCTACAAAGGTGAGCGGGTTACTCCCGTTTATCTACGAGAAGTGTTCCCTGCTGACAGGCGAAGTGTTACCAGCGTCGTTTCTTGGGTGTCGTTCGCAAACCAGCTTTATAAGGCTGGTTGGTGGACGGTAGCAAGACACGTTCGTGCGAAAGTGGAAACCGTTGTAGGCCCGCTTCCGTACGTACTCGAAACGAGCTCAGCCCTAGGGTGGCATAGCTACTTAGGTTGCTATGACATGGTTAGGTGGGATAAGCTACTACAACGCCCCTTGATAAGGGCTATGGTAGTTGTTCCGCGGTACAAGTCCGACCCTCTTGATGGGGTAGGTGCCTTGCTCAAGTGCTTGCTTGGGCTCGAATCCAACCTAGATAGAGTTGAAGACGAGGATCGTCTGAGGTGTCTAATCTCGGGGAGAAACCCTTTCCGTGACTCTAGACACTTGGAACGCAGCGTGCATTCCGGTAGTGCCGTCATCAAATACCGGTGGGTCACT